ACCTCCCCCGCAAGATACCATGCCCGTCAACCCGCATTCCGCCGGACGCTTACGATAAAAAAAGGCCGCGATGGGCGGCCATGCGAGGGCGGGACGGGCTAAATCTAGCTCGGTTCGTCCGAATTGCAGCAGCGGGCGACGATAAAATCAGTCATCGTCATTTTTGCCGCCGCCGCGTTGCTTTTCAGATTTTGCAATTCGACCGGCGAAAAATGAAAGTTACGGCTTAGAGTTCGTTTTTGTTCGGCCGGTTTTCGCGGCCGCCGCCGCCAATCGCCGGGTTTCGTTTTATGGTTTGTTTTTTTCATCGTGAAAATTCTTGGGATTGATTTTATCGTGAATAACCGACTGGGCGGAACGGCTGATTTTTATTGCGATCATTCCGATTGCGGCGGCGCGGCCGGCGGCATCATTTTTCAAGCCACCGGCGGCGATGGTTGCGAGAATCTCGGCCACGGTCGGCCGGATTGTAATTACCGGGATTCCCGCGGCCTCAATATTTTCAATGGCGGCATGTAATTTGCGCTGATAATCCTCCCAGGTGCCGCCGCCTTGACACCGCTCGACCCAAGCGGAAAATTCTTCTTGCGGCAAATCCCAAAGAATGACGTGATTCGGCCGGCCGTTGGAAGCAGCCATTTCTTCAGCAATTTTTGCGACAAATCGGCCGGTTTTCGCCGCCTCGAAAAAGCGACGATATGCCTCGCCGTCCGCGCCGTCGGGATCGATTCCCCGGCGGCGGAGGTCGGCGTTGCGCGTTTTTCGGCTCGCGCCCGAAGCCGCATGTCGCATTGCAATTTCGCGGAGAGATTCATTCACTTCGCATGTCTCCAATCATCGCAAAATGCGGGCAAAATTTTGCCGACTGCCGATTTTGCCTCCGCCGCTTCGGCCTCGGAAAGAGGATGAAATTTCTTGCCTAACCGATGGGCTTTGTCGCGGGAAAATTGATCAACCTGACCTACGATTGGCACGTAATATTTTTTACCGAAGCTGCCGTATTCCGCCTTGAATCCAAGCACCCAACCCCACACTGGCGCGATGACATTTTCAATGTCTGCAAGAGTGATCCTATCGAGCTCTTCGGGCGAAAAGAAAAAAACTCGCTTTGCTTTATCATTGCCAAACCGTCCTGCATGGTGAAACTCCGTAGCAAGCGGCTCGATTTGACGGGCAGTGATCTTACAAGCAAACTTTTTGCTCAACAGCTTGGCGGCCTCGCCGGCTGTCATGCGGCCTTGGGCTTTGGCCGCGATAAAATTGTTTCTGCACTTTCTGAAAAAACGGCCGTAGGCCGGTTGGATTGTCAAAATTGATCTTGCAATAATAAAGGCTCTTCCGTCACAAAGCGTTTTCCTCGACGCAAGTGACAGGAGAGCCAAGGATGGCGAATACAAAATGTTGTTGGCAATGCCCGGACGATTGGAACCAGTGGGGTCAGTGGTTGGCGGCGGGGTTGCACGGCCGCAACCGCTGGCGGCTGCCGGTGCTGTTGACGGGCATTCTGTTTGCCCACGGGCGACGAACCGTAACCACCTGGCTGCGGGCCGCCGGCGTCAGCCCCGACTTCCAGGACTATTATTACTTCCTGGCGGCACTCGGACGCAAGACCAAATCGGTCGCCGAGCGATTGTTGATATTGCTGTTGCGGACTTTGCCGCTGCCCGATCGGCTGCTGGCGGTGATCGACGACACGCCCACCAAGCGATATGGGCCGCAGGTCGAAGGGGCGGACATCCATCGCAATCCCACGCCGGGGCCGGCCGACCAGCATTTTCTCTACGGCCACATCTGGGTGACGCTCTCGCTGGCCGTGCGGCATCCCTGCTTCGGCGCCCTGGCGCTGCCGCTTGTGGCAATGCTCTACGTCCGCCGCCAAACGATGGCCAGGATTCCGCCGTGGCGCGGCTGGGCCTTCGCCACCAAGCTCGTGCTGGCCGCGCGACTGGTCGAGTGGATCGCTCCAATCGCGAAAAAAGCGGGAAAAACGCTGTGGATCGTGGTCGATGGCGGCTACGTGAAAGCGCCATTCTTGAAACGCTCTTTGCGCGCGGGCGTAACAATCGTCGGGCGGCTGCGCAAGGACGCGGCGTTGCGCGATCTGCCGCGGGCGTTGCGCCGCGGGCAACGGCGCGGCCGCGGCCGACCGCGCAAATACGGCACGAACCGGATCAGCCTGGCCAAACGCGCCGCCCATCGGGACGGTTGGCAGACCGCCAAATGCACCGTCTACGGCAAGACGGTCACCAAGGTCTACAAGACCTTCCTGGCGACCTACCGGCCCGTGGGCGGGGTGATCCGCGTGGTGATTGTGCTGGAAGACAACGGTTGGTTCCCGTTCTTCTCGACCGATCCCAATGCGACGCCGGTGGAGATCATCGAAGCCTTCGCCGACCGCGCCACCATCGAGCAGGACTTCCACGACGTGAAGGAAGTCTGGGGCGCGGGCCAGCAGCAGGTGCGGAACATCTGGACCAACTTGGCCGTATATCATCTGAATCTTTGGATTCATACCTTGGTGGAGATGTGGTCTTGGAACCGCTCTCACGACGAATTATGCGACCGGCGGCTGTCGCCGTGGGACGACGCCGACCGCCGTCCGTCTCACGCCGATCGTCGCAAGGCCTTGCGGCGACACATTATGCAACACGAATTATCGACGCTTGCCGCCGTGGGGCGGCTGCCGCGAAAAATCCTCCAACTGACCAAGCGCCTTATGGCCCTGGCCACTTAACGTAAGTCATGTTTTCAGAAAGTGCAGATTGTTTGACTTGCCCTGTAAATTATACTCGTGCCGACTGGTTGGTTGAAAATACATAGCTTGCTCCTTAGCTTGCTCTGGGTTGTTTGACCGGCTTCACTCGCCCAGTCTCATTGCTTTCATTATATAATTATCTAGTTGGGCGACAATAGACACCAGCAGGATTATTTTCGGAATTTCCAAAATTTCCGCAGAGGGGGGGGTGTGTCGGGGATTAGGGCGTAGAAATTAGAAATTAGGGGAGATGTACCAATGTGGAAATCCACAAACCCCACTATCGCGCCGCCCAGAGCGTTGCGCCGCTGCCCCGCCTATGCGTCGGAACGCCCCCGAATGATTCTTTGGACCTAATCCGTCTCCGACGCAATGGGCGCAATGCCAGGGGCCTTGCCGACCTCGCCACCATGTTGGGGCATATTGGACGGGTAAAAATTGACGCGGGGGGATTGCTTCCGGCTTGTCGGCACGACGATAATGATAATTTGCTCGTCGTAACCTGCATCACTTTTATCTTGGGAGCGAACCAATGCGATTCAAGCTCGTTGTTATCGTGGCGATTGCGGCATTGACGGCAACGGCCCAGGCCGCGCCGGCGCCCGACGAAAAAGGTCAAATTATATTCGATCCCGGCAACGCGAGGGAAATCGCAAATCGCTATGCAACCAAGTTCCCGGCAAAGGGCAGGGACGTTTTGGCTGCCTTGCGAAAATTGGAGATCATGGTCGATGACGGCATATCCTTTGATGTTTACAAAAAAACGCTGGGCGACTTGGTGCCGGAAGTCGTTGTATTTTGCGAATCGCCGGAGGCGAAAGCGTTTCCAGAATTCGTATTTTTCATCGGCAATGCGACATATTGTTTCAGAAAAGTCCGCGATCTTTGGCACGATAAATTATTCGCCGACACTCCAAGCGAGCGTCTCGACGCGGCGACGCACATGATCTTCGCTCCGTCATATTTGTGGGAAACGGCGTCGCTCAATATATCCGCCGCCAAGGTGTTGATCGAGGCAAAAGAGGGAAATGTCCGCAAGGTTTTGGAAGACGCGGCGAAAGATCACGACCTTTTTACCGGGAAGAAAGCGATTGAAACAATCAATCGAGAAGTGCAGAAATTGAAAATCGAAGAGCGTAAAAGGATGGAAGCCATCGAGCGTGAATTGGAAGCAAACAGGCACGCGGAAGACATCAATCAAGGAAAAGCAAACCAGCCAGAAGCAGCCCAGAATAAAGAAAAAGACACATCGAAGTCGCCGCTGATGCGCGATTGGAAACGGAATGACGGCAGAGCAGTCGGCAAGGCGATATTCATCAGCATGGCTAACGAATATGTGAGGTTGAGAAAAACCAACGGCGCAACAATCATGGTGCCGTTTGATAAGCTTAGCCCTGAAGATCAAGCTTGGATTCGCCAACGGCAGAAACAGCGGTTGTCCGATTCGCCGCCGCCGCCGCATCGGAGATAAAGCCCAATGCTCGATTAAAGCATGTCCCGGCCGGTGTTTCGCTTTTCAGAATCATAGTGCGGTCGCCGCGGATCGGGCAGTTATGCGTCAACATCGCGCAATAGGTATCCCGCGGCGGTTGCCAATTAGACCGATTTTCCCATGCTCGCCGCCGCTGCCAATGCACCTGATGCACGAGGCGGGTGGGAATTAGTGCAAGCGGCGCGGGGTTCGTTTACTTCCGATGGGAAGGCACGTTGGCGGATAACCTCTGATTCTCGGCTTGCCTGATTGCCTTCAGCACCATCCGGCGGCATGCCATTGCCAAGGGTATTTTTCCGCCGGGCAGTTTTGTTAGCCAGCGGGCGAGGCGGGCTTGCACCGGCGGCCCTTTCGTCTTTTTCTCGCCATTTATCGTAATAGTAATTTTTTTAACCCATTCATGTTTCTCGGCTTGCTCAACTAGCCAGCCGACTATTTCTTCTAGATGTTCTCTGCATCCATCTGGTCCCCACTCATTCATCTTTCGAATTCGATCTTCACAACCGCACTTCCGCGTCGGTCCTTCGCCGACCCATTTTAGAATCAGGTTATGGAGGTAATCGCCGGGGCCGAGCGGTTGACCGGCAGCGTAGCGGGCAATAATTTGCGTCAAGTCTTGTGGTGATGGGTTGGGTAATCCGAGTGCATCGGCGGTCGGGCGAAGATTTGGCTGATTTGTGCAGTTGCGACGCGGCCACTGAGATCGAGCATGTGCATGAACCCATTTTGCCGATAGTGCATGTATATAATGGCATTTATTGCATTGCAACCTACCATCTTTATTTAATTCCCACATGCACAAAATACTCATGCTCCCACCGATATTATATTGGCAGTAAGACTGCTGCTGAAACAGGGTATTGATGGAAATGTGTTTATACATTCATCCACTACAGGTACATCTCCGATTAGATCGGTCCAGCAATCGACAGGTGCATCATCATTTGCTATCTGTTTTTCAAATCTAATTACATTGACGTAATTTACTGCATACTCTAACCAATGCCTTATGAAATACAATCGAAAGCGCACTTCGTTGTTGCTTGCACTACTATAAAGTACTGCCCGCAATGAAAGAGTAAATTTTTTTTCTGGAGGAGGGAAACGAGCCGTGCATAAATACTCGTCATATCCCCAATAACAACCATGTGCATCAAGCGGTAAATAGCAGAAATATATACGATCATCGATTTCAGTGCGGGCTTGCAAATCGTAGGTGTTGTTGAAGTAATTGCATAAGATATGGTCGGATAGGCAATACAGAAATATATTGTCGCCAAAACCGCCTAATTCAATGGTGATGGTCTGCGGATGTGTGTGGGATAAACATGTAGAAGGGCACCAATCATCCCCGTGTCCACAACAACACTCCGGGTTGAAACAAACCTGCCCATTCACGAAAAGCACCTTCGGCGGCGTGCCAACGAAACGTATCTGCCCTACGGCCCTGCCAAGATTAGGTGTGAACTTGCCCGCCCACCACGGCTTGGGAATATGCGGCTTTGGCACGGCAACAGATTCATTGCCCGGCAGGTACAGCCCCGATGTTGACCGCTGATATTGCTTTGCCATGACTTATTACGGGCAAGTGTTTGTGCCTGTGTGAACGTCGGCCCAATCAGATTCGTCACCATCCCACCATCCGACAAGTGATCGTGTTTTCTTTTGGAACTTGAATGTGTCGGTTGTAATCTGTTCGTTGGTTACAACGGTCTGCGCCACGCCTTCTACATAGTAGAACTCGTAATGGACGGTTGTCTCATTCCATTCCGCCCGGCAGACATTCCCAATCGCCCCGGACATTCCCTTAGTGGTCTTGGTGTTATACGCGGTCAGTGTGCCGGAAGGGATTTGCCCGCCGTCCTGGGCAACCGGGGTGTCGACAGTCTGGCTTGCAGTTGTAGTTGTCAACGCCCCGCCAAGCGTGCCAGCTATTCGCTTGGCTTGCTGCCGAATCTCCAGAATCGCAAACGTGCCGTCAGCCAGAGCAACGGCGTATCCCTTGGCTGGGTCGTCTGATAAATCATCTTTCCCCAATGCCCGCTTGTCCCCGATGGTGTCCCTTACCCTAATCGTGTACGGCGTCGATTCGTCGATTATCGTCCAATCCGCTTTGCAGACGTAAGCATCGGCATTGCCGCCAGGCGTCAGGGATTCTTTGAGGATGATCGGTATAAGGCCATTCTCAGTGCCCAGCCTCACTATCGCCCAGACAACCGTTTCCGCCCCGCTGCCTTCATTTTCACGCCACAGAATCCGCGCCCCGCTCGCCCCGGTGCCCAGATAACATGTCGCGTCCCCGTCGGCCACGCCCTCGATCACGTCGCAATACTGATCTTCAACACCATTGACGAAGACGCGAACCCTTACAACGCCATGCACCCAGGCCAATCCCCGCCCGCCTTCGGGTATTGCCTCAGACAGCACGACCCAGCGGCCTCGATGATCGGTCATGGTCGGCTCGACCACGACCAATCCATCGCGGAAAAGAAAATCCCGTTGCGCCGCGGTATCCTCGCTCGGCGGCCAAGCCGGAGAATCAATGCCCAACACGGCATTTATCGGCTGGTCCGCCCCGGATTGGTTCCAAACCGGCCACACAGGCAACTGCTGCAAGATGGGCGGTTGACGTGGGTCATGGCCTTGGCGGAGCAAGCTCCGCTCATGGCCCTTCACCGCATTGGCGATCCGCTTGCCGATGGATTTCGGAATCGAGGTGTACATTTACTAGACCCACGGCGGAACCAGATTCAGAGGCGCGAATGATAATCCATAAACGGTTGCAAACTTCAGATAGACCAGCGGCGATTGAAACTCGCCGTCAACCAGCGGAATCGGCTGACCGTTTATATCCAACGGCCAGGGCTGGCCGTCAATGAAGTTTTCAATTTTCAAGGTCGCGGGAATTTTTGTCCCCGGCGATTGCGGATCTTCCACTAACATGCGTGATCCCGCGTTCAGTACAAACGTGGGATACCAGCCGCCTATTTTTGTTATTGCCTTGCCGTCCGCGCCGATTATGTTATGTTCGGGAACGCGGAACGGCTTTACCAGGATCACGAATTTCTTTTGAAACCAATACTGCCCCTGTTCATAAATCTCTTGCACGTCGATGTCGTGAACCAAAGCGGTGTATGGTTCACACCCCAGCCAGGTATCGGAATTAACCGCATTCAAGTATTGCTTGTCCAATGCTCGGTTTAGACTCGATTCGTAACGAATGATCGTTATTTCATCGACGTAAATTGGAATCTCCGGCGGCGGGCTGATGATCGTGCCGGCGGTGTCCACGAAGGGATAACCCCACAAATCATAAAACCGGCTTTCGGGCAATGGCATGAAATTAAACGACCATACCGGCCGCCGCTGGTCGGGCGGCTTTTGGTCCTCGGCCGGATCGCGGCGATTGGTTGTGGAATAATCCCACTCGGCCCTGACCTCCCAGATATACGGGTGGCCCTCTACGCGATAGGCATCTACCGAGGTGCATACTGCCATCATATTTTCGGGATGCGGCGCGCCGGGAACCGGAACCAACCCGCAGAGCAGGACCGCCGTGCGGGTGGCCGAAGGCGAATCCATCTTGACCCTATAATGCGTGCTGAAACGCCGCTTGCCGCCGACGCCGCCGGTTATCCCGGCCTCGATCAGTCTGGCATATACGGCTGGCATTGTTTCGCACTCCTAAAAATAAAATGGTTCGCCGACGGGTTGCGATATATTTCGCAAATTGCGTTCGATTTGATCAAGGATCGCATTAGTCTTTTTCGCCTCGACCAGTTGCGGCGAGGCGACCATCGCATTGGCGATAAGTTGATGCGCGGCTTGCGATCCGTATTCCATCGCGCCGACCGGCGAGACGGCACGATCTTTGATCATCGCGGCCACGGTTTCTCGGCGCATCTCTTCTCGGCGGGCATTGAATTCCTCTGGAGAAATGAAGCCGGAATTGGCCGCGTCGCTCAATTTTTTCATCCAATCGGAAAAATCCTTGAGCGGGTCTTTTATGCCCAACTCGCCACGGAGCTTGTCGCGTTCGTTTTCAGTGGCCCGCCGGCCCTGGTCCGGGGTGAGCAGCCCGGCGTTGACTAGGCCCTGGATGCCCTGGACGGTTTTGCCGAACCGCTCCGTTGGCGACATGAGGCTCTCTTGAATTCTCTTGGCATTAAGCCCGAATTCTTCGCTGTAATAATCTTCCAGCGCTTTGCGACGCAATTTCCAATAGCGTACTTCGGCGTCCATTCGATGCTGTTCACGATCCTTTTGCCGCCGCAGTTCGGCATCGGCCATTGCCTGTTTGTATCGTTCCAGCGGCGAACCTTGAATGCCCTCCAGCGCGGCATTGGCCCGGCCAAGCATCGTATTTTCGCGGCGACGATTCTGGATGAGTTGCAAGTCGTATTCCACGCCCTCGGTTGTTCGCCCGCCTCGAAACGCCTCTTCCATGCGCCGTTTTCGATACTCTCTATCCTCTATAACATCGCGACCATAGACTTGTTCCTCCCAAGATTCGAAATTGCTCTTGGGAATGGAATCGGCCGCTTCGCGGACACGGGCCAGGGCCGCCGCTTGCTCTTTTGCCCTTTCGGCCGATTCTTTTTGGGCCTCGGCGGCTTTTTTTGCGCCATCCTCGATTTCCTTGACCCAAAGCGCGGATTCCTCTTCTTGTCGGGCAACATCGGCGATTGCCGATACGCTTCCGCGTTGCCCCCATAAGCCGCCGCCTGAAAATAACCAGTCGGCCCCTGAAACCGCTGCGCCCGTGAGCCATGCCCCGATGCCTTTTGCGCCTTTGTGTATTTCCGTAACCGCCGATGCTGCGCCTTTGTGTATTTCCGTAACCGCCAATGCGCCGCCCTCGGTAAAACGGCTATATTTCGGCATCCCGCGTTCGGCCGCCAGTTGGTCATAGGTTTTACCGAGCTTGATTGCCTCCTCGCGGGTATTCTTGATTTCCTTGCCGAGTTGGGCGGCAAATTTATGGGCCACGGCCAAAACTGCGGCGAATACTCCCAAGCCCTTGGTCGCCGCGGACATATCCTCGACTGCCATGCCCATTCTTGAAACCATGCCCATTGGGCCTCTGCCCAAGGCCATCTGCCCCAGCCCGCGCATAGAGCGAAATAATCCATTATCTCCACCAAGCCCGGAGTATCGCCCCACCTCCGCGCCGCGGGCCGCCGCCCATTCGGCCTCCTCGCGGCCGAGCATTCCGCCGTAAGACGATCCCCATAATGGCGACATGGATTTGTTGCGGACCTCCGCCCGCAACCAGCCATAGCTCCCGCTGCCGCGAGTGGACCGTTCCATCGCATACCACCCCAGCATGTCGGCGGAGTTGGGCTTCGGATAATAGCCGCTGCGGTCGCGGATTTCCGGCCGCAATTCCTTCATCGTCTCGCCCCAGGCCGCTTGACGACGCTCTATGTCGGCCGCGATGGATTTTTGCGATTGCGAGATTCTCCGCGCGCTGCGTTCGTATTCGGCGGCGAATCCGTCCACTGCCTTGCCCGCGGATTTCATTTCGGTCGTGAATTGGACCGAGTTGGCCAGCAGGTCGATGCGGATTTTTCCGGCGACGCTATTTCCCATTTTTCTTCAGCCTGGCGGTTCTCTGCTTGGACTTTTCCATCGCCGAGACAATCGCCCCGGCCACGGCCTTCATTTCCTTTTGGTTTTGTCCAAGCGGCTTTTTCCCTTTGATGCGTTGTTTTTCGTAAGGCATAAAGTCCAATGGCGGCGCGGCTTTTACCTTGTCCGCGTGGCAGCTGGAGATCAATGAACAAGCGATTCCATGCAGCAGTTCATCACGTTCCCCGTCCCACGGCTCGGCGTCATACAATGCCCGCCATTCCTAAACAACTCCGTCGGCGTTTCGCGCAACAGCCGATCTACGTCGAGGCCGTAGCCGGTGGGAACTGTTCTGCACAGGAGGAATGCGAACCATCGCCTCCCGTGCCCGGCAAGTTTTTTCGCCACGCCGCGCGTTTTTCCTCGGTCAGCCCGCAGATGTGCCGGCCCGCCCAATACAGCCGTTCGATTACCGGGGCGAGAACCGATGATGTGCTAAGCCACATCACGTCCTCATCGGTGAAAATGCGATTGCCTTCGGAATCGCAAGCCACGCGAACAACAAACTTCGCCCGTTCGTCGAGTTGATCGTCATCATCCTGCCAAATGGCGGCAATAACATGGAGCGAGGCCGTGGTGACTCCGATCTTGCCGTCCCACTTCGGCAATTCCGGCGTGGGGACCGGCAGGAACGGCGCTTTCGCCGCCTGAGCTTCGGCTCGGATTTCATCGCGCATGCTCATCGGTCATCTCCTCGATTTACTTTCTCGACATCGGCCGCCGCGTGCCATTCGACGCTCAGCGGTCGGCCATCCATGATCTCATCGGAGCGGATTTTGACCTGCGGCTCGCCAAACCTATATCGGTTGGCGACGACGTTTCCGACCAGATCACCGGTTTTTGTTTTCACCTTCGTCCCGATATTCATCGCTTCTCCTCATTAAAGGGCGGCTTCATCAAACTCGACCTGCACCAGCAGTCCGGTTCCCAGAGTTCCCTCGCCGGCCGTCGCCGTGACGACCAACTCATACCAGTCATCGGCCTCGCCGTCGGAATCATCGATTGTGGCATCGTAAAGAGTTCGCGCCGATGAAGAGGAATTTAATTCCAGCGGCGCGGTGAGAATCGAAACGCCGTTTTTCTTGCAATCAATCGAGATCGTCGCCGCGCCTTGACATGCCACGATACATCCGGCTTTCACGCTCGTCAGACTGGCCACGGCTTGCAATGTTCCGACCGGCACAGTGACCGAGGCCGCCGTGCCGTTTTGCGCCAGCGTGTAGCGGTAACGATGCTGAAGTTTCGACGCTGCTATCGCCGCTCCCGTGGCGACATGGGCGTTGCTTACACATCCGGCCGACGGAATAAGTTCCTTCGCCTGTAAAGTATTGGCGAAGTATGCGGGTTCGTCTGTTCTGAAACTCATGTCTGTTTTCCTTTTTTACGAGTCATCAACAACCGGCTTAAAGGTAATACTTCCGCTGATCGGCGAGTCCCAATCACCTCCGCCTTCAACGGCCGATACGGCCCAATCACCGCTAAGCGTGGTCGATGATCCGTCATTCCACGAGATTGACAATGTGTTTTGGTCTCCGACATCGACACTCGGCATCCGCTTGACGCGGGCCGTTACTTCGAGGTCGGCCTGACCAATCTCATACTTCTTGATTAAATCTCCGGGTTCGGTCACGTCCACGACCGTTCCGTTGGCGCGATAAGTTAAGCCGATCAACCTCGCAATGGACGTGCCGAAGGTAAGAGTCGAGCCGTTGAAAACTCTAGGGTCGGCTGCCATGTTGGTTCTCCTTTTCTATTTGCCGCCGGTTGCAGCGGCTTGATTTTCAATAAGGGTAGTAATCCGCGACTCCATCATCCCGATTATGCCGGACTGAACCGCGTCAAACGCGCGAGTGACAAACGGATTGGGCGCGACGGCCGCGACTTTCTTTCCGAAAAATCTTTCTGACTGCGAACTATAGAGCGTCTTGGCTCTAATCGCCGATACCGCCTTGCGACCAACCGTGACCAGGTGCAGATATTTTGTCGGGTTGCGGAAGGGGCCTTCCGTGTTTTCCGATTTCGCCTTGCTGATTCGATAGACGCGGCCGCGTTTGAAATGCCCGACGGCGCGCCTAAATCCGCGACGGACGCCGACAGTCGTGAATAATATGCCATCACCATAATGCTTGACAGGCGTATGCCCAATCGCCAGGGCAAGTAATCCGGTTTCCCGCGGGGCCTCGCCTTTAAGAGCTGCGACAATCATCCGGTCGGCCTCGATCATCAGCGGGCCGACGATTCGCCTGACCATCCGTGCGTTCATGCCGTCAAGCATCAGCCGCACCTCGCGGTCGCCGCGCATGGACATATCGCCGCCGCCGCCCGTCGCCCCGCCGCGCGGATTTCGCCGTCCAAATGGATTGCCGCCGAACCCCATGTCACCACCTTCTAAAAGTCGCAACCAAGCCCGCCCGAAATAACCGCTCTTGTTGCAATGCCTCGAAGTTTCTCGCGGGCATTCGCTCGATTTTGACGCACGTCGCTCCCCCCGCGTCCAACTCCAATTCATACGCCTCGTCCATCGGCCGCAATAAACGCGCAACGTCATTCATTACTTTCGACAAAGCGCGAATTACTATTGATTCTTCCGCCGCCGTCATCACCGCCGCGAGTTTCATCTGCATAACAATCAATAGTTCAACGTCCTCGCGTTGCAACTCATTGACGGTTTCCAACACCTCTCCGTTATCGACCACGAAAATCAGCGGGCTTTGCAACCTTGCATCTTCCAATGCGATATATGGATTCGCCGCCCATTCAATGGTTACGTCATGCAATTGATCGCCGATGGCGACTTGCTTGAAAGTCGCGGACAATGCCGTGACCAGCTTGTCGGCAAGGTCCATGATTACATCGCCGCTGTCAGCCATCGCTCACCTTTTTTACATAAACGCGAATCATTCGACCCTGCGGATCGGATTGGCGATAACATCGCACTCCGTCCAACGGCAAAACCTCAAATATATCATTCTCGCCAACCTTTATCCGGTCGCCCTTTTGCGGCGTAGTCAACTGCCCGCCGAGGACCAGCCGGCCCGCGTCAATAATAAAATCTCGGTCGCTATGTTCCACGCGAACCGAACCGTCGCCCGTGTCCATGCCAATTTCATTACGACCCCATATCGCATACAACCAAATGCAATCGCTCCCGCGGCTATACATGATTTTTCCGCCCGCGGCCTTCGGAGCGGCGCGCAGAAGCATTGACATTCCGCGGTCGAGCAGAACGGACATCGCTATTCCTTTTCAGTCCCCGGTGCAATCGCCGCGGCGAACTCGGCGCCATTCATGGCGATGGACCAGGAGATTTTGGCTAGGTCCACTTGAATTTGGTCCAAGTAGACCTCGCCATCCTTAACCCGCTGCACAAGCCCCAACAGTTTCTGGTATTCGCCCAAAAGCCGCTGGTTCTCGATATAAAGTTTGCCGATCTCTTCATGCAGATTCATCAGGCACCCGTTGAAAGCGTCAGGACGTTGTTGTTCGCCCACACTTCACCGGCGTTTGTCGGATCACTGGTGGGGATTCCCACGAGAATCAACTTGCCGGAGGCATAGCCGATAGTTACGACCGTTGCCTTGTCCGTGCCGATACCCACCGCGCCGTTCGCTCCACTGCCATTCTTGGCGCCGCCGGTGATGGTTACGGCCCCGCCATTGGCGTTGCCATTTGTTCCCGCTCCGCCGGAAATTACAACGGCTCCGCCGGTGCCGGAAGTCGCGCCGCCGGCTCCGCCGGTAATGGCGACAGCCCCGCCGGCCCCGGTCGCGCCGCCGGCCCCGCCAATGAGCGAAGCAGCACCGCCGGCCGCGCTTCCATTGCCCGCGCCGCCGCAAGCAACAAACGCACCGCCGGCCGTGTTGGTCCCGGCACCGGCCGCGCCGGAAGTCAATGTCATCGTGCCGGCCGCGCCGGAAGTTGAGCCACCGGCCCCGGCCGTAATCGTCACGGCTCCGCCGGCCCCGGTCGCGCCGCCCGTGCCGGATACGATGGTGATCGCGCCGCCGTTGCCGGAGCCGCTACCCGCTCCGCCGGACAGCGAGGCGGCTCCGCCGGCGGCATTACCGCTCGCCGG